ACTGAAAGATAATTAACCTTACCAACCTGGTTTATACTACCCCTTATTCTTCTGTTTATTTATGAATTTGTTATAACTAACATTTGTTATAATAGTATGTTCATCATCACTATGAATATCTAACAAACCTTCTTCAGCTAATCCTAATAACATAGGAAGCATTAGTATTTCTGCTGGTACATATCCTTTTGCTTCTAAAAACTTTTGACACTCTTCTTCCCATTCTTTTTCTTCTTGTCGTGTCATATTAACTCCAAATTCTAGGGCTGTTTGTAAATCCAATTTTTCCAACGGTACTTTTATTATACAGCTTTTTAATTATTGATTTTAGTCTCTTTTCGTTTGGTATTCTCTTAAATCCATCAGTTTTTAAATTAGCTTTAATTGAACTAAGATTTACAGACCTAAACAAAATGAAAAATATATCTTTATCTAATTTATTTTTAATTGATTGTTTAATTGTCTTCTTCATTTTATCTCCTTAGGTTCATATTTTGTTTCTAGTTTATTGTAGTTTTCCATTATATGTATCCACTCTTCTTTTGTTAAATGAGTCATCGCTCTTGCGTTTGGATCAAACATATTATATGCTCCACTATCTTGCACAAATCTATAAGATTTCCACTGTTTCTTTGTAATTTTCATTTTATCTCCTTCACTTCAGTTGTTGAAGCAATTGTCTGTTTACCTAAGTAAAATTCTCTTTCTCTTTCACTTATGTTAGGTGCGTCTGTTATTATTACTCTACAGTTGACTGTATAATCTATTAAAAGACCTCGCATACCACCGTTTATTTCAAATAATGAGCCTATTGGTAAGTCCTTTAGATATTTATAACCTTTTGATGGTTTACATTTAAAACCGTTTTTTAATGCTTTGTTAACAAGTCTTTTAGTCGCACGGGCCTGGCTCAGTCTTAACTTCTGAGCTTCTTTCTGTTTCTTCTGTTTTAACATCTATTCTTATCTCTCTTTCTTTTTCTGTAAGTTGATCTCTAACCTTTTTTAAGTCCTTTTTAAGTTGTTTATAAGGTATCTTCCACTCACTACTATCTACACAAGGAACAACAGTTGATATTGACATATGTAAACTATTAATAAGCAACTGTACTTCACTTTTTGTAAACTTTATTAATGCAGTTCCTTCAATCATAATATACGTTCCTTTTTTATATATGGTGTTTTTCTGTATAATCCTACAGACATAATTGATTTAGGGATATACCACTGTTTTCCTTGTCCATATTCATCTTCTTTACCATTGTTAAGTGCTGCTTTTATTCCAATTCTTAAAGAAAAACCTTTAACTGGGTCTGAAAATATAATTTTCTTTATTTTATGTTCTTTAGCATAATCAAGTAATCTCATATCAAAACCTAAATTTTTATTTTGCCATAGAACTGCTTTCGTAAATGGGAACTCACGAACAAGCTCATCTTTTATATGTTTACCAAGGAATGTTTTTCTTCCATTTATATATGTGTATATTGCGTACATAGTTATTTCTCCTTATGTTAATGATTTGAGGGCGACATCTCCGGGAGTAAGGAGAGAGATGAGGAAGAAGAAGAAACCGAAAAAGTTTGCCGCCCTCACCTCTAATTTATAGTTTTTGTATTATACAATGAAATACTTTTATTTAAGTAACAAGGCGAACTCTGCGTACGATTTAATTTTTTGGTTCATTAAGCTGTTTCAACCACGTCTGGATTTAGGTAAGGCATATAGCCCATCCAATTTTACACGCTTCAACACCTCGATACTTATCCTTTTTAATTAGAACGGTATATCTTCCGCTAACTCTTCAGGGGCTAATGGAGTTCCATCACTCCAAAGTACTACATTTGATACTTTGAAAGTTGAACGCCGTTCTTGTTGGTCATATGGAAGGTTCTTTGTTTCTGAAGTGACAAACTCATGTCTTTTAATAGTAACCATTACTGGTTTGCCTATTACATCTTCTTCTTCTAAAAGAACTAACTTCTTAACATTGTCACTATTTTCTTCACAGTTTATTTCAAGATTATCAAGCAACTCAAAATATCTACGATTCTTGCTACTTGATGAACTATCGGTAAAGATAAAGAAACCATTATCTTGGAACTCTCGACCTTTTAAATGTTCACAAGAAGTTGTATCTTGAACGCCACTTCCGTTTGTTACAGCTACTTTTTCTCCTTCGTTGTTTTTAGCATATTTATATCCTTCCATTAACCAAACTGGTTGTGACATATCAGCTACTTCATCTGCCATTTTATAGCGCATGTTAACTACGATAGCTTCTCCTGCTCTTGTATTGACATCTCTTGAAGAAAGAGATTTAATATGTGCAGGATATGTGCCTTCTTCGATTGGCTTCCATACTTTTGATGGGTCATATGTTGCATTTATTATTTGAGTCATTTATTACTCCTTATTTTGTTTTAGTATTACGGGTTGTAGTGTATTTTTCTAGTAGGGTATTATATTCATTTATAAAAGACTTCATGTTCTTGCTTTTAGTAGTATCTTTACTACCTTTGAAGTATAGCATTGGTTCTACCCATTTGCCATCAGCGGTTTTAATAAATCTACGAATTGCATTTTCTCGTCTTTTACTAACAAGACCTTTTTCATGCATTTCATTAACTGCTGCTTCTGAAAGTATTCCGCTTTTTTGTAGAGCTTCTGCATCTTTTACTGTTATTTTACCCATTATAGTTGTCTCCTTTACTATGTGTAATTGTGAAAGTGTGAAATGATGGATTAACTGTTAACCTTTCATCGTCAACAGTCTCAAATACCATCATTGGTTTACCATTTAAAAGTTTAGTTCCTTTATAAACTACTCTTCTAAATTCTTTTCCGTCATTTGTACCTATGCTATATAAACTATCTTCTTTTAATAGTCCATCATCATAAGATACACTTGTATTAATCATTTATTTTCATCTCCTCTGTCACTACTTCTAATAACTTTTTTGTTTCTTCACCTTTTTCAATAACTCTACTTGCAATGTGCTCATGCACCTTTATAAGAGCTTCATGAACATTAGTCAAGAGCCTTAGTGATTCTTTTAAGTATTCTACTTCTTTAAGTTGAGATTCTCTTACTATCATATTCCTGCTTCCCTTTCTAATTTTGCAAATGATGAATTATAATTTCCAGTATGTATTGTTTGTTCATTTATCAAGTTTAAAATTTCTTTACGTCTATCATCTCCAGCTATTGCAGCTACCTCAATTATTTTATCTCTTTGTTCATCACTTAGAGTTAAATCATCTACCTGATTTCTATAAACATCATCACAAATATTAAGATAGAAATTAAATGCTTTCTTAATACAATCAGTGTTTGATGCTTTAACATCGTTACCAATATCTACAAACTCATCAGTTCCTCTTTTCTTTTGAATCCTATGAGCTGCACACATATCACCAAGTCTCCATATTCCTTCATCAAACCACTTTAATCTACCATGAACTACATAAGCTTCACTACCTAATACCTCAGTTTTCTCTATTGTCCAAGACCAGCCGGGATATTCTTGGTCAGCGACTTCTCTCATATAGCTAAACTCTACATAATCCATCCCCATTTTCTTTTTAACAAATGGTTTAGGTGTATTTAATGATGATACACTTTTATGTTTCTTTGTTATTGCTTCTCTTATTTTGTCGGTAACAGTCATTAAAGTTTCATCATACACTGTTACTTTATTGTTTTTACTTGCCATCTCATCTTTTCCTTATTTTATCTATAAAATTACTATCTATCATCTTATCTAAAAATGTTAGAACTCCTACCATTACCAATACTACTAATCCAAAATCAATTAAGATATACATCATTGGTAATAAAATATTGTTACTTAACCATTGACCCATCCTGATCTCCTTTTTGCTAAATCGCTTGGACAAATACTATAATATTGACAATAATTGCATTCCCAGTCTTGAAATGGAACACCCTCAACAAAACCAGGCATTAATTCACTTTCAAACATACTTGGAACATCTTCACTAGGATTATCACAATCTTCTAATACATTATTAAGCTTTACCCAATATTCTAATGCTTTGTCTATCCATTCTGGGCTAACAAGCTGTTCCCTAACATGACTAGTATTTTTGTTATACCACAATAGATACATATTTACACTGTTTACTTGATCATACTTTTCTTTTATTCCTACTGCATATGTTCCTAACTGCATCTTATAATTATTAGCTGAATTAGGTTTCCTGTTTTCTTTTCTACCAAACATTGTTGTCCATTTATAAGCTGCTGCTGTTTTTATATCATATAAACTAAAATTACCATCTTTTAACTCTCCAATATCGTATGTACCAACTACATTTAATTCTTTTATTTCTACATCATCTTCAACATAAACACTTAGGTCTTCATCAGTATCACTTATTCCACAATAATGTTCGATAGCATCTTCTATATCTTGATGAACAATTGTGCCTAATCTTAATAATCTATATGATTTGCTATCTCTTGTGTCGGTAGGAAAATCAAAATAACTATACAGCTGCTTCCTATAACAACTACCTGCTGCTGAAGCGTGAAACTTATTTTTTGTTCTTTTACGGGCGGATTCTATATCTACCAGATAGGCGTGGTAAATTGATTCAATATTCATTTAATCTCTCCTTAAATGTTCTTAAATTTAACAATAATTGAAGTTAGAGTCAATTACTTTTACTGTAAATTATTGATTGAGCTGTTACATTGCTCGAGCAAGTGGTCATTATTTAAAGAGGTTTTTCAACCCCACAGCTTATCATTCTATGGTTTTGATAGAATTGCTTTGTATCTATTTCACTCAATCAACTATTCTTTAACAAATTTGGAATCCACCGTTCTTGTCACAGAACTTTGCGAACTCCCTTATGTATTCTGCTTCTATCTTGTAATTAGCTTCAAATGGCTTTAATTTGCCAACTCCTTTACAGGCATTGCAACCTTTCATTTCATTAGCCCACTTGAAGGTTATTTCACCTGTTACTTTCTTTATCTAACCACTTTTCCATCTCTTTTAAATTACCATTAAATACGATTCTGTCCATTATATCATTCTGATAAAGATTTCTTACTTTCACCTTCAACTCATTGTTATGATAATATACAGTATAAACATATTGTTCTCCAATATCTCTTGTACCAGACTTATGAAGGTAAAAGTTTCCAACTTCTTTTTTGAAATGACTTACTACTTGAGCAGCTAAACAACTCATTCCATTTGCTAATTGTGATACTTTTTCATTACGAGGTATTCCATTTACTATTTTTTTACCACTTAAGTAATCAAATAGGTCTCTACCATGAACTTCAGGATAACCATCATATTGTCTATACATAACAACTATTTCTTCGTTATCCCATTCATCTAAAAATGTTGTTAAACTTTTTGTACCCATAATTATTCCTTATCCTTATATCTTGTTTCCATGTTGTGAACGTACATTAAAGAATCTATTAATTTTGGTAAATCTTTAACTGAAATCAATACATTTTCATTAGAATCATAGTGTTCTAACCTAACTATGCCTTCATTATCTGCAACAATGATTAAATCGTGCCCATTATATTTAGATAAACTTGATATTTTACCATTTGTTCTCTTTGTAACAGTTAATGGAAACACTACTTTAGTTGTTGACCTTTTCATGATTTTACTCCTAGTTATGTTTATTATTACGGATTTGTTTGCTTAATCTAATATCACTTGATACTCTTTTAAATTTGCTGTTAAATAATATTGTACAAGTATCCATTACCAAATGTGTTACTCCATGTTTATTCATCACAGCATCCATAATCTTGTCAGGATATTTGTCACATATTTCTTTTACATCAATAGTATTTAAACAATATTTTCCAGTTGATAGGTTTTGTGTTAATGGTTTCACTCCTGCTCCTTATTTAGTTTGATTTTATCTCTTGATTTATAGTTATATACTTTCTCAAGCTGATCTAAGTGCTGTTCTTTGTCTGGACATCTTCTCATCTTACCTGCCATAAACTCTAACTTTGTCATCATTCTTTTATGGTCATATTCATCGTTTGAAAATATCTCTACAAATGCTTCAAGAAACCTAGCATGTTTGTTAAAGTTTATAAACTCTCCTAAATCACTAACAGCATCAGCAAAATCATTTGCAAATGTCCAATCTCTTGTTATTTCGAGTTCACCATTCTTTAACTTTGATGATACATACTGACCTCTATTGCCACATAGTATTACAAGAGTTGTTGAAGCTGGAAATCCATTCTTATGCATATATCCACTAAATGCTTTGTATGAACTAATACCTCTTGTTGAATAATGATGTAAATAGTCATGTAAATTCCAAGAATCTTGCATACTTGCTGCTTGTGGAATATCATCGAGAGTTATATCATCATTAATCATATAATACAGTTTCTCTCCTTCTAACTGACATGAAAGAAATCTATGCTGGCCGTCAACAATTGGATATTTTGTTCCATCTGTGCTATATCTCTTTTTACCAGCTTCTTTACTGTTAACAATAATAACATATGCGCTCATTAAATTCTTTTCTTTAATCTTCTCTCTCATGTGTCCAACTTTTGCCCATTTAATAGGCCTGTTTGATTCAATAAGTTCAAATTGATCATAGTTTGATGTTTTATATATTCTCATTATGCACTCCTTTGGTTATTTGTTTTATCTACAAGATTATTAAGTTCTTTTGAAAATTCTACAGAGTCAACAAGTTCTTCTCTAGTGGCTCCTAATTTAGTTGCAATGATCGTCTGGCACATACAACTGTTATGTCGAACTGCTTTTTTTTCTTCATCTGTCATAAATTCTTCGCGTTCGAGTCTTACGGCCAGTTTAACAATCATTTCTATAAGTTGATTACACATTGCAAGTATTATAACATTCTTTTTGTTTGTCATGGTGGTTACCTCATTTCCTTCTCCTTTTTACTCAAGCCCATTTTTATAATGTTTAGTTAAAATAAATTCAATTTGTTTTGTAGCACTTCTAAAATTTTTACAAGCATCTTTTGCTATCATTTCTTCTAATTTTAATGGAAGTTTAATAACTTTTCTATACCCATAATTTGCAGTACCTTTAAAAGCTTTTGCCGAAAGTCGGTTTTTCCCTGAAGTGCCTAACCAATCTGAATATCCATTCCACTTATCTGCATATTGAACAACTACGTCAGGTGTTTTAGGAATATCATTTGGTATTTGTGGTAATTCTTTAAACTCACCTCTTAAATATTTTCTATATTCTCTAAAATTGCTTAGATTTAGATTTCTTATCCACTCTCTTGCTTCTTTAAAAGGTCGCCACTTTACTGTTTTTCTTCCTCTTGTTTCTCTATCCATCGTTTCTCCTTATTTTTAGACGAAAAGCCCCATATGGTTATTATGGTTATTAAATTTATTAATAATAAAGGCGCACTGCCAGCTTGCACCTGAACTTGTGGATAACCCGAGATAGGGTATGATCATTGTTCAGCGAGACAGTGCACCTTTAGTTTTGGCAGAAAATGAGACCAGTTACCCTTTCGGAGTTGTCCGCTTAACGGCTTTTTGCGTATCTGGCTGCCACTCATTCTCATTACATCACATCTTGGTTGTCGAAAGTAATATAATTCGCCAACTTCAGCGAGACAGTGCACCTTTAAACATATGGAACGCCACTTTTCAATCTACCATCAGTTCCGTGCTACAGCTAATATCTTATCAACCCAATGCCCTCCCCAAACATGTTCTACACTAGACGATTCATCAACAGTATCATAATCATACTCCAGTGTTATGAAAGTATTAATAGAACCACCTTGGAACTGACGACTAGTAGCACTTTTCAGTTGTTTAACAACTTCACTATAAGGACATGTAATCATTACTATCCTCTTATTGCTCATTTGAAAGGCTGTTCCACGCTCTTCTTCACTAATCTGTTCATTCCATAACCTTTCAGAAACACAATGTTCTAAAGCATTGCCTTGCCTGAAATAGTTAACATTATCAAGATTGATGGTGTAATTATGTGACTGGATGATGATACTCATAACATACTCCCTGTTGATGCCCAAGTTATGGACAAATTGATTACTTCCTACGACTTGTCTTACGCTTAGATACGTGACTATTATACCTAGGTTTAGACCTTGTTCGTAGCATTTGTCGATACTTACCGTCCATTTTAGTGCCGAATGACCGACCTACTTCGGCGAGAGGGACACACACAGCAGCGATGTAGGCTCTAAGAGCCCACACCAGCCTTTGTGGCTATGCTGTCTACTTTCTTGCTGAGTTTGGTGACTACGTCAGCCAGGACTTCGATGTCGGACTTCTTCTTCTTCTTCTTCTTGTCGTTTTCCTTGTCACCGGAGAATGCACCGCTAAGCACAAGCAGCATCATTGGGTCAGTACCACCACCGCCTAAGCCGGAGAATGCTGTACCTGCCCGTGTAATGTTACTGGCGAATGGTACTCTGTTACGTCGTGCTGCCATTGCGTACTCAGCCCCTACATGACGGAAGAACAGGAGCTTACGTTCAGAGTCACTAAGGTTCAGGCCACCTAGGGGGTTGATTATAGACTGGATTAACTCATCCTTATTAATGTTATCAAACATGATTACCTCACTATTTAAATAGCTACTTAATTATAACTATCTTAACACACAATATAAAATACAAAATAACTAAAATCCAAATATCCAAAACCCAATTTCAACGGGTATATGACAATAAAAGGTTACACATCAAAATCGTATAATTTTTTTAGAAAGAACTTGGGCAAATAGTGCTTTGATATGATTTGGTTTATATTCTAAATTGTAGGGTGGTAGGGAGGGAATAACAATATAAAGGAGAAATGAAAAAGATTGTTAAAGTTCCTGAAATACATCGTAGAGGTTATATGAGTGTTGAAGTAGATAATAATTATAAAGCGAGAGCTTTTTATCTTGGTAAGAAGATGTTCAAGAAAGGTTTGAATATTGGATTTGCTATTGGTATGGCGTTTGGTATAATCACCGGCTTCGCTTTTTTTTACGGCTAATATTTCGTATTTTCTTATATGGCTGATATAATCAAAGAACTATTCTGGCTTCCAAGGGAGGAACAAGAAGATATTCTTGATAACTTATCACGTGAGTATAACCCATTGGAGATTGATGGGGAAGTATTTATGGTACCGAAAGAAGTAACTAATTTAATTGATAGTTTAGTACTACAAGTAAATAAACTGAGGGTAAAGGTAGGCGAAATGGGGAAGATTGGAAAAGAAAGCTATTAAAGGAAAAGCTCACTACGTATATGACCATATAAGTGAGTTTTACAACGACCACCCTACAAAGACACCAATCAAAGACTGGCGTAAAGGTGAAGAAGGCGAATGGGTCTGGAGTGATGACGGTAGAATAATACAACTTTTAAAAGTAAGTACAAGTGTTAGACATCCTGGGGATAGGAAGAATTATAAATATGCGAATGGCTGGGTAAGGACAGTCGTAGGCAGTTTCTTAAACAGGCCAAATATAAAAATGGATACTGATTTCAGCTCACATCCTAATAGATATACATTTAGTAAGAAGATAAAGAATACATCAAATCGTGTATACAAAAGAGAACATGCTACAAACAAAGAGAAAGAGTTTGCGACGAATATAGTTGTAGGCATGGGAGCTATTGACGCTTATAAGAAAGCATATAGTGAAATGTCTTCAAACAAAGCAAGAAAGAAAGCAACAATATTGTTAAAGCAGGAGAGAATAATGAAAGAAATAGAAAAATCAGTACTAGATATAGCGAAGGAGTTGGGTATAGACCACGAATATATACTCAACAAACTGAAACATCTTGCTGATTATAGTGAAGATGATAATATAATACTCCAGTCAGCAAAAGAATTAGGTAAGATAGTTGGAACATCTGGAACAACAGTGAAACAAAGAGAGGTGGGATTACTTGGAGTATTTCAAGGTTTCTCTCCTGAAGAATTGGAAGGAGCAACAAGAGAACAGAAGCAAATTACTGCTAAAAGTGAGGAGGAAGAATGAATTGCCCAGATTGTAATTCACTGAATACAAAGAAGAATGGAGTAAGAAGAGGACTCCAAAGATACTTTTGTAATGGATGTAAAAGTCATTGGACTCAAGGTACTGCAACTCCACAGTTAGTTGGTAAATTCACATCTACGTCTTCAAGTTGGGATGAGTTGAATTATAAATACATTGATGCAGAATTTGTAGGTGGAGAAGGCCCTCCCACTCTTGATGAATTGTTATCTAAGTTTTCTGTTAAGAAGGAGGAATGGGAAGTTACAAATTTTAAGATAAACCAGTGGGACGTTGCAGCTAAAATTGAAGTGGATGGTAAGATAGCATGGAATGTTCATACAAATTATCAGGCAAAAGCTACTCTGTTAAGAAAGATACCAATTAAATGCTCATTTCCTATAATACATGGTGCAGTTGTAAAGCCAATTAACTTTGATAAAGTTAAATTTCAAAAGAGAGAACTTAACAAGTGCATTTTAATCCCTGATTTACAGGCTGGATACAGTAGAGATATACAAACATCAGAGATGACACCATTACATGATTTGAGAGCTCTTAGTATTGTTACAAGAATAATTAAGCACGTTAAGCCTGATAAAATTATTATGCTTGGAGATATGCTTGATCTACCTGATTGGAGCACTCACTATCTTATAAGACCTGAGTTTACATTTACAACACAGGCTTCACTTGATTTTGTTTCAAGTTGGATTGCTGAAGTTAGACCATATTGTAAAGAGATGATTTATATAGAAGGTAACCATGAAAAGAGAATGATTGACAGTATTGTAAAAAACACAGTTCAGGCATATGGAATAAGACCTGCAAATGAACCAGATGTTCCACCGATTGTATCAATACCATATTTGCTTGGATTACATAAGATGGGTGTAGAGTATGTAGGTGATTATCCTAAAGGAGAATACTATATTAACAATAACTTAGCATGTATTCATGGAAACAAAGTCGGAGCTAAAAGTGGACAAACATCAACTAAGCTGCTTGAAAATGCAAGAATCAGTGTAATTAGTGGTCATACACATAGGTTAGAAATGGCTCATAAGACAATATGGTCTCGAGGGACTCCAAAGATATATCAAGCGGTTTCACTTGGAACTCTTGCAAAGATTGATGGCACAGTTCCTTCTGCAAGCGCAAGACATAATTGGCAGCAGGGATTTGGAGTAGTAGAATATGATGATGAGAAGTTTAATGTTGAAGTTGTAGGAATATATGAAGGCCTTTGTATTTACAGGGGTAAAGAGTATAATGCGTTAACATGAACATTAATACACAGAACGTAAGTGAATCTGAAGAAGCTATAAAACTAGCGAGTAAAGATTTAATAGCGTTTGGTAAGTTGTTCCTCCCTAACGACTTTTTGCGTAGTGAGACACCTTTTTTTCATTACGAAGTTGCAGATATAATAGATGATAAGAGTGTAAAACAAACTGCAATTATTATTCCCCGTGGACATGGGAAGACAGTTCTTACAAAAGCATCTATATTAAAAGACTTCCTATTTTGCCCCAAGAATGACTTCTTATTCTATGCATGGGTATCAGCAACTCAGAAACTTTCAGTTGGTAATATGGATTATATAAAACATCACCTTGATTATAATGATAAAATAAAGTATTATTTTGGCAATATGAGAGGTAGCAAATGGACTGAAGAAGATGTGGAGTTGGCAAATGGGTGTAAGTTGATTAGTAAATCTAATGTGTCTGGTATTCGTGGAGGCGCTAAATTACACAAGAGATATGATTTAATTGTGCTGGATGACTTTGAACATGAAGCAAATACAATTACAAGAGAGGCAAGAGACAAGAACGCAAACCTTGTTACTGCCGTTGTTTATCCTGCACTTGAGCCTCATACTGGTAGGTTGCGTGTTAATGGCACTCCCGTACATTATGATTCCTTTATTAATAACCTTCTTACAAGTAGTAAGAAAGCTGAAAAAAGTGGTGATAAGTTTGCTTGGAAAGTGATTACATATAAGGCAGTCACGGACGACGGCTCTTCTTTATGGCCTTCATTTTTCAGTATGAAGAAATTAAAGGAGAAGAAAAAGTTTTATTCAGACTCAGGCCAACCACAGAAGTATTATCAAGAATACATGATGGAAGTAATGAGTGATGAAGATGCTGTTTGGACAAGGAGGCATGTTAGTTACTGGGACGGGTACTATAAAAATGAGGATGATATTAATTATATTGTAAAAGACGGGGAACAAATCCCAGTTAATACATTTATAGGATGTGATCCTGCTACAGATATAGATACTAAGCATGCTGACTTTAGTGTTATTATGGTAATTGCAGTTGACACCAATAATGAATTATATGTTTTAGAATATGAAAGACATAGAAGTATTCCTACTATTGGTAGCAAAGCTCCAGATACAGGTGAGATAATTGGTAAGAAGGGAGTTGTGGATTATATATTAGAATTACATCAGAAATATCAATGTACATCATCTACAGTTGAAGATGTTGCAATGAATAGAAGTATATTTCAGGCTCTAAATGATGAAAGAAGGCGGCTAAACCGCTACGATATTGCCGTTATTCCTGAGAAACCAGGTGGAACTAACAAGAGAAATCGCATTTATAGTGGTCTTTCAGCTCGTTTTAGTACAGGTACGGTACATTTACGGAAAAATATGTTTGATTTGATTAATGAAATTGTTACTTTTGGGCCTAAAATGTCTCATGACGATACAATAGAGAGTCTTTATTATGCTCAAGTGCATTCGTTTCCTACGAATATGAAGCGTAATAAAGAAAAGAAAAAGTGGTTTAAACCAAAGCGAAAAGCCAAACATTGGCTGGTTGCTTAAACAATAGGAAATAAAATGGCATTATACAAAAAGTTATCGGCTCGTAGAAAGAAAAGAAAAGCTGAGGATAAGTGGGTTTTAGGCGAAAAGCTTACAAAGGTTGGCAGGGAAAGAGGCAGACGCCGAAGGACTTTAAAGAAAGTTGAGAAGGTCTTTAAAGCAGGGGGAGCAATTAAAACTGTTAAGCCTAAAAGAGTGGATAAACCTGAGGGAACTTTTAAAAGTATAAAAGAAACCTTAACTCCAGCACATAAAGCAGCATTAGGAAAGAAACAGAAGATTCGTAAAGGTGCAAAAGGAGTGGAGCTTACTAAAGGCGGCGCGTACGCAAAGTACGAGAAAAAGTCAAAAGCTGCTAGGTCTTTTAGAGCAGCATTTAAAAAGGGTTGTGGAGCCTCTGAATCAGGTTCTTTTACTTGGGACGGACGTAGCTATAGTTGCAAACGGGCAGCTCCCACTAAGAAGCAAAAAGCTGAGCGTAAAGCAAGTATGCTTCCCGGTGGAAAAAAGCCAACAAGTTATACCTAATTTAAAATATTAGAAGTCTAATATGATTAGTGTTAGCCAGATGAGAGATTTGGTTGATGATACTTGCTCAAAGATGGGTGAAAAATATGCTTCTAAAGAAGCGGTTGACCTAGTACTAGCAACTGGAATAGTAGAATCTCGGTATGAGTATATTAGACAGATGGGAGACGGGCCTGCTCGTTCATTTTGGCAAGTAGAGCCTGCTACAGCTGTTGATAACTGTGCTCATTATTTAAAACATAGACTTCCTTTAATTAAATTGTGTGCAAAAGCGAGTCTTGTAGATGTAAAGTATTGGCAAATGTATGATGAAGAAATATGGTCAGAAATATTAGAAAAGAATATCGCATCAGGAATTATTCACTGTCGTTTAAAATATTGGAGAGTACCTAAAGGGATGCCTAATACACTGAGAGAGCAGGCAGATTATTGGAAAAAGTATTATAATACAGAAGGTGGTAAAGGAGACCCTGACCACTTTATTAATGAAGTTAAAAGGTGGATGTTATAGATGGCTGTTGTTCGTAAACCAAAGCACTTTGTAGAAAAAAGTATATGGACTGAGTTATCTGAGAAACTTGGAGATTTTATTGAAGAAAATCTTTGGGGTGGTAAAGGAGAAAAAGGTGCTGAGTTTTTTAAAAGGAAGTATGGTGAAGATTGGGAAGAAAAAAGAGAATCAAGTAGAAAAGGTTGGAGAACTTTATCTGGATTATTACCAGCGAAAGATGCAAATATGTTTGAGATGGCTCTTGCTGTTGCTCCTATTTTTGGTACACTGTCAATTCTTCATAGGGGGGCTATAGCTGGGCTTAGAAGACAAGAGTTAGCAAAGTTTATAAAAGGAATAAGTAGAGATAAGGCTATATCAATAAAAGGAGATGAACTAGTAGAGGATATGTTAGAAGAAGAGTTAAGATTTATGGGTGGGGGTGAGTTTAAACTGGGGGCTTATGCACAAAATCCTCTCTATACTACTTTTTCCAAGGGAAAAGCAGCGTTCTATCCTACAACAAAGGCTGGAGCGAGCGCACCAAGAGATATATATAAGTTTGGAATAGAGGATGAAACATTAAGGAAAACTGCGATTGGTTTTTCAAGATATGATAGAAGCATAGCGTACAATGACCCGGCTGGAGGATGGAATGTATATCAAGAATTATATAACGCTCCATTACTGCGTTCTGTTGGGAGACCGACAATGAGAACAGGCCCGCGTCTTGAAGCTGTATTCCCAAGAGGTTTAAGAGTTAAAGATGTAACAGAATTTGGGAGATGGGAAAATGTTAGATTTCCACATAATCAAGACCCATATAGATACTTTGAGCAAACTGGGCAGTATTTAGAGCCAGCATTAGGCGATGCTGTATATCGCGACTTACTTCCATTAGTGAGGAAATTACTAAAGCCTTCAAGATTAGATATAAAGTAATGGCGAATTCAGAAGAAATTAGAAAAGCTGGCAAATACGATGAATATTCTCAAAGAGCTAGGGATATGAGAGAGGGAATGGAAAGATAAATAAATGCCAAGAACAACTAATAAAAAAAGAGCACAAATAAATAAACAACTTTGGGAGAGGGCTAATAATAGTCATAGACAAAGATGGCAGACGCTAAGTCAGAAAGGCTTTGATTTTTATTTAAACGAGCAATTATCAAAGAATGAAGTGGATGCTTTGCATGAAGCTGGAATGCCTTCATTTACAATTAATAGAGTAACTCCTATCGTTGAGATAATGAAATACTTTGTCACTGCTAACAATCCGAGATGGAAAGCAGTTGGAGCAACTGGTGATGATGTTGATGTTGCTCAAGTTCATTCAGATATAGCAGATTATTGTTGGTACATTTCAAATGGTAAATCTTTATATAGTCAGGTCGCCCTTGATGCTCTTACAAAAGGTATTGGTTACTTTCTTGTAGATGTTGATAAAGACGCAGATAGAGGTATGGGTGAAGTAAAGTTTAGCAGAATTGAACCTTATGATATATATGTTGACCCTGCAAGCAGGGACTTTTTGTTTAGAGACGCAACTTTTATAATGATTAGAAAGAATCTGTCAAGATCAAGTCTAATTAATATGTTGCCTGACCACGAAGCGAAGATAAGAAAGGTATCAAGAAGCACTGAAGTTATATCTTATTCTCAAAGAGATACGGATGAATCTTTTAGTACACAACCTGAAGATATTACAATGGGTGTTAATTTAGATGCTGAAGACGAAGATATTATCCCATATTATGAGACATATGCTAAAAAGAAGTTTGCATATAGAAATGTATTTATAAGAGTAAAGCCTTCACCTGCAGAATTAGAAAATATAAAAGAACAGGTAGAAGAACAACTCAATGATTTTATTAAAGAAGTTGAAGTAGGTTTAATTGAGAAAGAACTACAGTTGCAACAAGCTGTAGAAGCAGGTGAAATGATACCTGAAAGAGCGATACTTGAATTAGAAAAAGCAAGAAAGATGGCTGCTCAGGCAATAGAAGAACAGCGTATGCAAATGACATCTGCGGCTCAAGAAGCAGCTTCAGTTATTAAACAACAAGTAATGAGAGAAGAAGATTTTAAAATGTTGGCTGCAAGTGAGGAAGCCAGTGAAAATATTGTTGACGCTATAAAGTTCTATGAGAATAGGATTGTGTTAACTTGTACAGTTGGAGATGATGTATTTTTATATGAATACACTTTACCAATCAATGAGTATCCAATAGTTCCAGTTCCTTATATGTATAGTGGAACTCCTTATCCAATGAGCGCAGTTGTCCCTCTCATAGGTAAGCAACAGGAGATTAATAAAGCTCATCAAATTATGTTACATAATGCTAACTTAGCTTCTAATTTAAGATGGATGTATGAAGAAGGTTCTGTTCCTGAAGAAGAATGGGAAAAATATTCTTCTGCCCCAGGGGCTTTATTAAAGTATAGGCAGGGATTTACTCCTCCGACTCCTGTATTACCAGCTCCTATCAACAACGCTTTTTATACCATTACTCAAGAAGGTAAAGGGGATGCGGAGTATATAAGTGGTGTTCCTTCAGCTATGATGGGATTTACACAAGACCAACCTGAAACATATAGAGGGTTACTTGCAAACGATGAATTTGGGACAAGAAGATTAAAAGCTTGGATGGGTAGTATAGTAGAACCTTGTTTAGAACATTTAGGCAGGGTATTTCAACAAATGGCTCAAAAACATTATTCAGTTGAGAAGGTTTTTAGAATTGTACAGCCTGAAGCAGGTCAATCACCTCAAGAACAAGAAAAAGAAGTAAAGATTAATGTGCAAGTATATAATGATTATGGTCAAGCAATAGGCAAATATAAAGATTATGCGTCGGCAAGATTTGATGTAAGAATCATAGCAGGAGCTACAATGCCTGTTAATAGATGGGCATTACTTGAAGAATACTTCAGGTGGTTTCAAGCTGGTTTGATTGATGACATAGCTATGATAGCAGAAACTGATATTAGAAATAAGAAGAGCGTTATTGAAAGGAAGTCAATGTATTCACAGTTACAAGGACAAGTACAGCAGATGGAGGGAGCTATTAAAGATAAAGAAGGAACTATTGAAACATTAGAACGTCAACTTGTTCAGGCTGGTATAAAGATGAAGGTAGGACAGGCTTCAAATGAAATTAGAAAAGATGTGATTGATACGGCTGGGCAACAAAAGCTTTTGAGAGGTATGTTAAAGAGTGAGTTTGAAAAACTGAAAGCTGAAATGAAAGCGAGTTTTCAAGTAGCAGAAGCTGAAGGAAAACAGGAAGCCGAATAAAGTCTTTTGGTTTTAAG